CTGCAACACGACCATTTCGCGCTGCCGCACCGCCGCCGCCGCCACCCCCCGCAATAAATGCGCCTAAAGCGTTTGTTAGCGTGACACCCGTTGCACTATTAGATATAGCTGCACCACCATTTGCCCCGTTTTGCGATGCGCCACTTGACCCAGTACCGCCGCCGCCACCACGACCAATAATATACCCGTTGTTTGTAATGGTAAGCAGTCCATTCAGGGCAGATGAAATAGTTAAAGCAGCCGTTGATGTACTATCTGACCAAATATAAACGCCGCTGTTTATAGTTACGAGAACAACGTCGGACCCATTCCATCCAGCAGAAGTAAGAGTGGTGTTTAAATCAACCTCTTGTGTGTTGGAAGAGAATGTGTAACTAAACTGTTTTACCCCATCATAAAAATCAGAGAAATCTATGGTTCCAGATGTTGGCACATTAGTGTTGTTGTCGGTAACAAAAGAACCCCCACGATAGTATTCAGACATACTAATAGGATTAGTGCCGCCAAACTCAGTTTGGATGTCACCTAAAGATATTGTGCCTGAAGAGGGTAGAGCCATTAGCTTATTGTTCCAAATGCTGTCACATCACCAGTGACCTTTAAGTTTCCTGATGTATCAAGTTCCATCTTGGCGGTGCCACTATATTTAATAATTAGCTTGTTAGAAGAAACTTCGAACGTCCAGTCGTTTGCGCCATTATCAAGGGCAAAGCTATTTGCCGTTACGGCAGCGTCTACATCCACAGCTCCAGTAAAACTGGCACCAGCTAAAGCGGCTTTAGCATCAAGCTGAGTTTGAATTGCAGATGTAACTCCATCCACATAATTCAACTCAGTAGTCGTAAGAGTTGCTCCATCTAAGATGTTTATCTCTGCTGCGGTAGAAGTTACGCCTGTTAAGTCTGTTGGAGCTATTGATATATTTGCGGTTCCATTAAAAGATTGGCCCGCAATAGTTCTTGCGGTCTGTAACGCTGTGGCAGTAGCGGCGTTTCCTGTTGTTGAGCCAGACGATCCAGTCACATTGCCCGTCACATTACCTGTTAAATCTCCTGTAACATTACCAGTCACGTTACCCGTCACGTTACCTGTGACGTTACCAGTTAAAGCTGCGGTAACTGTTCCAGCACTAAAGTTTCCACTAGCGTCCCGCGCAACAATAGCACTCGCAGTGTTAGCATCCGTTGCAGTCGTAGCTGAGTTTGAGACTTTACTTGCTGTAGATATTGTTGCCAGCTTGGTGTCTGCAATCGCAGCGTCCGACTTGATATCAGCGTTTACAATCGTATCGGCTGTTATTGCAGCACTTAAAGCCACGTTACCCGTGCCATCAAATGCAACCGCTGCCGCTGTGATATCACCAGTAATAGAAAAGTTTCTTGAGTTTGCTAAAGCTTGAGCCTTAGCTGCCGAAGATACATCCGTAACCTTTGCCCCAGTGCCAGCGCCATCACAGAATACCATAGCACTAAAGCCATCAGCTATCGTAACCGTTCCACCAGACCCATCGCCCTGCTTAATAACTAAGTTCTGACCTGTGTTATTAAGGAACGTATATACAAGTGTATGATCGTTTTGCTCTAGTGTGATAGTTCTTTCGGCAGAGTTGGCACCAGCAAACTCAATACCTGCATAATGACCATTCTCAACGGCACTAGGGTTGTTGTCCAGAGGCAGAGTATAGTCTGCGTCTGTCATGGTAATCTTCTTAAAACCTTTAGACGCAGCGTCTAATATCTCTAAGTTTGTGTTTGTACTGGCCCCCCACGTACCAGCTTCATCGCCAGTTGTTATAAGTTTGACGCCACTGATATTTGTATATGAAGCCATATCGAACCTTCTCTAAAGTTCTATTGAACTAATTTGAGTTGCACAAAGTATACGTGCAATTTGAGTTTTAAGCAACAAGTTGCCAGTTTGGATCATCTGAATTTGTTATATCTGTATAGTTTGGATTCTGACTTGGGATAAGTTCACCATAGACAGTGACACTTGATAAGCCAACAACAAGTTCAAAGCTGCCAGAGAACACACCTTGCTTGAACGATATATCCTGACCAGTATATGTAAATGTTCCAGACTCTAGGAGTTCTGAGATGGACTTCGGTATATCCTGACCAGTTAGAACAAATGTTCCACTCTCTGCGCTCATAGTGATGGCAACAACAAATGTCGCGTCTTGGCCTGTCAGTGTAAACGAACCTGAATCAGCAGAAATATTTAGCTGCGCATTAACAGAAGCATCTTGCCCTGTAAGGATAAATGATCCAGCCTCTATGACTTCAGTAATGTCTTCGGTAATATCTTGCCCAGTAAGAACAAACGTACCAGAGTCCAAATCGACATTCATTGCTATAGCAAATGAAGCATCCTGACCCGCAAGAGAGAACGATCCCGAAGCCGCATCTATATTCATTGCCTTTGCGAAATCAGCATCATTACCAGTTAAGGTAAATGAACCAGACGTAACAACTTCAGTTATATCGCCAGTTATATCTCGTCCTGTTATGGAGAAGGAGCCAGCCTCAAGAGATTCATTTAAGGCTATACGGGTGCCTACATCTTGTCCTGTAAGTGTGAAGGTTCCTGATTGAGTTACCTCAGTACGCTGCCTTCTGATAGTCTGACCAGTATAAGTAAACGTACCAGAATCCGCATCCATGTTTAGCTGTGCGGTTACTGCAGCATCCTGATCAGTTATTGTGAATGTGCCTGACGCTAGGTCAACACTCAACGCTATTTGGTTTCCAATAGCATAGCCCGTATAAGTAAACGAGCCGCTATCAGCGGTCATAACCTTGCCGCGTCTTAGGTTCACGTCTTGTCCAGTTAAGGCAAACGAACCAGAGTCGGCGTTTACATTCAGCGCTATTGTGAATGTTATAGCTCTACCGTCTAAGGTAAATACGCCTGTTTCTTTGACATTTGTAATTAGCTTTGCAGCACCATGCATACTGAGCGTAAAGGTGCCGCTGACCAAATCAATATTGAAAGCAGAATTACCAGACGCGCCTATCGGGGCGCTGGCTATGGGGCGTTGGGTAAGCATACAAAGTGTCCTTTGTTAGATTATCCCATATATATCATCTTTTTCCGTCCAAACCAAATACCCATTGGATTCTAAATTTCTGACTAGCAACTTGTCATCTATGTGCTTGTGTTCAATCTTTACAACTGAAGGCTTTATGCGAAACGAATATCTATTAAAGATATTGTTTTCATGGCCTTCGGCATCTACTTTCATAAGGTCTACGGAATCTACGCCCTGCAATAATGTGTCTAGCGTAATGCAAGGAACAACTATTCTTTCGTCAAAGTCACCGACCCTGTCTGGACTTGTGCTAAGTTTGTAACCTAAGTGATTATCACTTACGACATGAGAACACCCAGACAACCAAGAGCCGTCATCTCGTGCTACTGCAAAGTCTATTTCCCCATTGTAATCAGACACAGCAGCTTGAACCACTGTGACATCATAATTAGCAAACATTCTTTTGCATTCTTCATAAAGACGAGGCACAGGCTCTACAACAATTCCGCTCCAACCCATCTGGGCTAAGGGCAGGAGAGTATCAAAATTAGCAGCGCCAATCTCAACAAAAAACTTATTCATTTAGGTCGCCTTTGTACCTGCTCGTCCACATAGTGAGACTGTACTTAACGCCCTCCAAAAGCTCATTGACTGAATGCCCATGAGTTACCATGCCTGGGAATAATATACACTTACCTACAGGAACGTCTTTGTTTGTGAAGTTTTGACGTGGGAATATGAGTTCGGCCCCAGAATAATTGTCGTTAAGCTTTACGCTACCAGTAAACAATGAAGCGTCTGTATGCAGACCCAGAGTTGTCTGTGTGTCCATAGAATACCTCATAGTAAACGCATCGCGTAAACCAACGTAAGCTTCTGGGGTCCAGTACTGCTCACATATCTTTGCCAGCTTTTCTGCCCACAGCCTTTCATATTCGTGCCACAAACCCATCTTGCGAATGCGTATCTCTTGAGCGGGGAACTTATCCCCATCCATTTGACTCCAGCCGCCATAGCTTTCAGATTTCTGAATTAAGAAATCACATTGCCGTTGAGATAGGAAATCAGTAACAAGAATATCTGGGCCAACTTCATCATAGTCCAAAGTTAAATAGTACGGACTTACAGGCTGTGCCCTTTCAACTAGACCAAACCTTTTAGCCATAGAAACAAAAAGAGCCTTTGCATCCGCACCGCCATTGCCGTGATATATGCAGCCGCAGCAACCTGTAACATCGTTCCAAAGCTGCCCCTCTACGACACGTATGTTTGGTTCATGGTTCTGAAAGATGTACGCTTCAGTATCTAACTTTACTGTGTATGGAAAACGATAACCCTTATCCACTATTTGAGGCGGCAGCGTTTTGAGGTATCTCAACTGACAGTAAAGCTGGTCATCTTTGTTTGATTCGTTAGGCGCATTCTGTGAAATAAATGCGTGAAGAGCTTTAGCTCTGCCAATGTAAAGACCGCTGTTTAAATATCTGTAAGGTGTCCCAGTATCAGGCCACTTGTTACGCATGAACTCATCATCAACTAAAGGCCAGTGTTCGCTTTCAGCACCAAACACAATATCAGCGCCAAACTGTAAGTATCTTTCTAAAACAACTTTAGGATCATCTGCAAAGAACGTGTCGTACCCGTCCATAAACAAGACCACATCATCGTCCTGCAAAGTAGCCAAGTATTCATTCACAAGTTGTATCTTTGGCATCCCAGCAAGCCCATCCATAGGGTCTCTCCAAGGATGATCTTTACCTAAGTTATGTACTTCTACCCCGTACTTCTTTGCTGACTGCTCTAAAGCCCACATCTTTTCTGGCTCTGTAGCAACAGTCACAATCTTAAAATTTACCCCACCACTTAACACTTCTGTCTCCTCTATTGTAGACGGCCTAATGTCTCGTGGGATTTGTTTGACCACTTCATCTTTATAGAAGTAATTATTTTTACCCTTCAGCTTAGAAGGAACCCACTCATCTACAGGTATAATGCTATCTTTAAAGCCTTCGATCAAGTGCTTTGCTGTTCTTGGGGATAGCGCATAAGCATGACAGTTGTACCAATATCCCATGTCATTCCAGCGATAACCCAACCATACGCTATCACATCTTGCCAATAAAGAATCTACATGCCCAACATCAATAGAATCAAAGACAGCATCTTCTTCTAAGATAATCCCATTTAAGTTCGATTGAACTATTCGCTCCCATACACGTAAATGACTTACCGCGCAGCCAAACTCCCCCTTTAACAAAGATCGTTTGTGTATAGGGTCCAACCATTCTGCATCTGGCTTGCACCCACTTTGTGATTTAGCCTCCTGCCACGACAAGTCTCGAACATCGAATGCAGAACCATGTAGGCTTATCTGATATATTATCGCCATGTTGGACCAGAGAACCAAGCAACGAGAGATCGACGAACGCCCCTAGTTACGGGTGTAACCCTGTGTGCAAGATAGCTAGGAAATACCATAACAGTCCCTTGCTTTTTGGCAGCTATTGGCAGTTGCTCAACTTCTGAAAACTCAAAATCTCCACCATCATAATCAGATGGATCACTTAACTGCACCGTCAATGATAGCTTGCGATCTGTACCGTCATTGTTGTTCCAATCTACATCATGATGCCAATCATACTTGCCACCTTCTGAGGCGTGATATTCTGTAAACTGCATCTCAGCATTGAATTCTACATTAATGCCCATAATTGTTCTAGCCTCTGCTACATATGGCTCAAGAAGAGATTGCACTTCCTGATTACCTGTGAGCCAGGCTACGCGACTACGACGATATTCTAGATTTTCCCCACCAAACGTAGACGCTTGATTTACTTTCTTTGTTTCTGGCTGTTCTAATATTGTAGAAACATTTATTGAGCTAGGCCACATTCTCCAATTTTGTCGTATCATTGGTTTCTCCCATTATTTAATCTCCATCGGGCATTTCTTTTGCACTTCTGTTGAAACTAAGCCTTTGGGCTTATTCCATTTAGTTTTTATCATACCCTCTTGTGAGTCATGCTTCACAAATTTCACACGCTCAGGGAAGTACACATACATTAACGCATCACCCTTGTTGACAATAAAATCTTCTACATCCTTATGTACCATCCAGTTTACAATTATGTTTGCCGCATGGTTTAAAGGCTCCGTAAATACACCAGGAATTTGCTGAAACGGTGCGTTTGGATTGTCATAAAAAGGCTGCAAAAACATACATTGCATTCCCTTTGGCAAATCCAGTGCGATCCTAGTAGGGATCTTTATGTTTATATGATCTTGGAAAGTATTACATGCATCCGACCTAAATTGCACAGGCTCATGCGATTCTGAATGAAATAAATGTGGGTCAGTAATCTCCATTTCATAATAGTAATCATGACCATAGTGGTGACCTAAGTTACCTTCTGCCCTTGCAAAGTGCATATCCATAGGCGCACGAACAACCATACATCTGGATAAAAACTCACGAATATTTGGACAAATACGTGCTGTGTTTACAGTGGGGTTTAGGTAGCTATTTTGTAAACCCAATCTGTCACGCCTCATCTTTTCAATCTTTGCTTTCGCCCGATTAAAAACTTCACTTGTTCGATTTGGCAAGCTGTTATACCATTTATTTGTTTTAATAGCAGGATATTGGGTCCAAAGATTAAGCCAATCCTCTGCATCAAAATGATATCCTGTAACTGGAACACCATTCACCATTGGTTGCCAGCACGAGTATTTTACTTTTTTCATTGCAAATTACTCTGGTTTTGTGGGCCACACTACATTATCTGGGAAGCCTTCTTGCTGCGGTACATCCCGCAATGCTTGACGATAAGCTCTCATTTCATCGGACATAGGACGATCACCTACCGCATAAATATCCGTTTCTTCCAATAACTGCTGGCGGTTCCATCTTTGATATTGAGACATATAATTATTGTGATCAACTTCTGTGACAGTTCCATCAGAGTTGTACTTATAACGTAAGTAGTCATGCATACTGTCGTGCAATTCTTGCGTTATTTCAACATATGTCACATCAGATGGAAAGCTAGTAAGGTCTGGTTCATACGATGTAATTGTCAACTGTCGTATAAAATTGTCGTTGTCATGTTCGTATAGCAACCATACCCATTCCGTTTGTGTACTGTCAGTCATAACCTTTCCCCTCAAAAGAAACTAATTTTCCATTGTGACCGAATTCTCCCAATGGCAAAATATTAAAAGCTATCGAATAACGATCATCTACTTTTGATTTTGCCACAGCACCAACATGATGTGTAAGCCCAGAAGGCATTATAATGCAGCTACAAGGCTCTGGATGAAACTGCTTTGTGCTTTGCGTCAAACCATTTTCTGCATCGAAAGGTATATTTGGCGTGAGCATAAACATTTCGTGTGTATCCCACGGCCTGTGCAAATGCAATGGTTGTCCTGTTGTTAAGTATAGAACACCACTAATGTAAGAATTAGTATGGCGATGCGGTACTATATTTTCATAAGGCTTCAGTTTCATGCCCCATGAATTGCAAACGAACAAGTCCTCATATGCATGACCCAAACAATCTAAATACAGTTTAGAATGTAGCAAAATTAATTCACGTACATCATGCAATTCCTCATCGTCTAATAAATGATTGTTTGCGGTTTGGCAGCCCCCAGACCCTTCACCTGTATATTCAAAGTGTTGAGCAGCAACGTATTCGTATGCCTGTTCAACATCGAGGTTTTCTAGCTTACCTGCCAAGACAGGTACACCCCACGCTTCTAACAGTTCCATTTAACCAGTTCTTACGGCAAAAACGCAGTGAACATAACCTGACTGGTTAGTCCCAGTGGTGAAGGAGCCAGTGTTGAACGACCCTGCGGTTGCGCTGTTACCCGATGTTATATACTTCCCAACATTAAATCCAGGCGAATTACTTTTTAGACCATACTGATTATTATTAGCGTAAGCATAACCGTCTGCCTTAACGTCATCAGCGCTGATCGTGATGTCACCCGATCCAAGTATGCTGTTACTATTGATTGTTTTAAGACCAGTGACGTTTTGTAAAACGCGGCTGTTATCAATGACGGTTGTGCCGCCCACTTGTAATGCCATCTTCGTATCTCCTTATACTATTAGCATTCCAGTTTATCTACTTTGTCTTTCAAGTCCTTGATTGCCTCAACCAAGTGACCAATCATCCCAACGTAGTTGATTGATTTCATTCCTGTTCTTTCGTCTGTCTGAACAACATCTGGCAAGATAGGCTCAACCTGCTGCGCGATAAAGCCATGACCTCGTGTGCCTGTGTCTCTCCAATTAAACGAAACACCCTCAAGCTGCGTGATGTCCAACAGGGCGTTTGAGATAGGCTCTACGTTTTCTTTTAGTTGAGCGTCTGATGTACTGTTCAAGTCGCCAGTGACAAGCACATGTGGCGAAGTGCTCTTAACCTCTAGCCGTTCTGAACCAGCAACAACAACACGCCACTGATCGTTGGTGTGGAACTGCATATAGGTGTTGGTGTCGCCTGTGTGATAAATAGCGTTTGCAAGGTATATATCAGTAACAGTGTTTGGTCCCGCAGGACCAGTCGGACCAGTAGGACCAGTTGGGCCTGTTGGACCAGTTGCGCCTGGCTCGCCTTTCTGACCTTTCTGACCAGTCGGACCCGTAGAACCCGCTGGTCCCGTTGGACCAGTGTCACCCGTTTGTCCCTTTTGGCCTTTCTGACCTGTAGGCCCAGTTGGCCCAGTAGGACCAGTCGGTCCAGTGGGTCCAGTAGAGCCTGTAGGACCAGTTGCACCTACTTCTCCTTTCTGGCCTTTTTGACCAGTAGGACCAGTGGGTCCAGTAGAGCCAGTAGGTCCAGTAGAGCCAGTATCCCCCTTTTGACCTTTCTGGCCTTGTGGACCAGTTGGACCAGTTGGACCCGTAGCTCCTTGCGGCCCAGTCGGACCCGTGGGACCAGTTGCTCCAACCTCACCTTTCTGACCCTTTTGACCTGTAGGTCCAGTCGCACCTGTGGGGCCAGTAGCTCCTGTTGGACCAGTGGGTCCAGTCGAACCTGTCGCGCCAACCTCACCCTTTTGCCCCTTCGCCCCCGTTGGACCCGTTGGTCCTGTTGGACCAGTTCCGCCTATTTCTCCTTTTTGTCCTTTAGCGCCAGTGGGGCCAGTGGGACCAGTGGGTCCAGTATCACCAGTCGCGCCTTGCGGTCCTGTAGGGCCAGTTGGCCCAGTAGGACCAGTCGGACCAACTAAAGCTGCATTTGCAATAGTTTGCTTTTCCCAACGAGCTGCAGTCGTGTCATAAACAGGAATAAGATCAGAACTTGCTGCGTCTGTATCTGTAGGAAATCCAGTAAGAGATGTACCAACATTGGCGCTATCTGTTACATCAGCAGAGGATTCTATGGTATCTAGCTTTGTGCCATCACCAGCTACATCCCTGCCATCAACAGTGCCACTAACAACAATATTTCCAGTAACAGTTGCTCCCGTAGCCGTGGCCTCTACTTTGGTATTTCCTGCATTCTGGATTCTAGTGTAGTCAGCAGCTACAGATGTAATAGATACAGTTGCATCGCCAGCGAGACTTATGGCACTCCCGCCGTTGCTGCTTTCTGAAGGCGAACGGGTAAGTGCCGTTCCAGTAGCTGTGTACGTTCCTGTCCCTATTTCGAAGTTTGTACCTTCTTCGATGACGTACTGAACAACATCACCGTCAGATACCCCCGCTGCCGCAAAGGTTTGGAAGCCAGAAGCGGCACTCCCTAGTGTGACGGTGCCAGTCCCCGTGCTGGCAGTCGTCATCTTTGCCCTATTAAAAAGCTTCGCCACGACAAGCTATCCTTATGTTAGTGTCAGGATACCGTTTGTACCTATATCGATAGTAAACGTGTCACCGTCATTTAGAGTCAACGATGTACCGTAATCGTAATATCCAATCACTGGGTCTGCAGGTGATGTCACTGTATCATTGTAAATTACAATGTAACGGAAAGCAGCGACTGAACCGCCTGATGCAGTAAGCGTCAAGTCGTCAGCAGACAACTTATATGTGCCTGATGTCTGCGTAGATGTGACGTTTGCCAATGTGCGTGAAGACAAGTTGGTATAACTAATCTGAGACACGTTAGCCAAGATACCGTTACCGTCTGCAGTAACGTCTGTTCCTGAAGTTGGGTCTGTGTTCGACAAGGCTACGATTAAGGTATCCGCATCCAAGTCCATTGCATTTGCTAGGTTTACGACGAAATCGTTTACCTTTGTGAAACTAGCCATAAGTAAACTCCTATGATATCCTAATTATAGCTGTCGTAGCAGAAGATACTGGGAACTGAACCTCAAACGTATCGTTCGAAACTACACGATTACTTCCAAAATCTAACACAGCGACAGCTTTATTAGAAGCAGAAGAATTATATATCAGCGCACCTCGTGCCGTAAACGAAGCACTTGTCCAACTGATATTCTCGAAATCCACAAACGCAACAGTCCCTGAACTTGTTGGCGCTATAGTGGTTAGTGCCTTTCCCCCTGCCGTGTAAGCAGTCCCCGAAGTATTTGTTATCTCATTCGTTGTAGAGTAAACTGTGGTTCCCGCGCCAAGATCAGCAGAATCCGTGTACAGTGCAATCTTAAAGGTATGAGATGTAAAGTTATGTACAGCCTCAAGCAATTCCTTCTTGAAAGAAGTACATGTTGTTTGAGTAATAGCCATTATGCCGCGTCCTCTCTATAAGAGTCATTCTTAATCATCACACCAAGAGAAGCCATGTTCATAAGCGCTGACTGATACCTCTGTAGATAGTTCTGCAGAACATCTGGCTCACCTTTCATAAACGTATACGCCTCATAAAGGGTGCCGTAAAGAAGAGTGGTTTCGGCGTTGTCGCCAAGCCAAGATGTCGTAGAGGTAACGATTGAAGGTGGATCATAGTAATAATGCAGCTCTATATTATATGCTGCATCTGGAGTTGGACCCAGTATAAAGTTTCCATTCGATCCTGACTTCTCACCATCAAAGTTTGCATAGTACTTTGGAAGCCCTTCAGTAGAAGCACTAGGATATGCCTCTCTGATAAAGTTAACTTCTTTCTCCAAAAGATATGTGAAGTTGTTGCTTCCATCTATTACAGCAAGAGAGAATGTTGACAGAAAGTCAGAGGGTCGAGCTAGGTACTGATTGCTGGCAGACACATTACCCGTGACGTTCTTTCGAAGTTCAGGTATCTGAACATCTCTGTTTATCCGCTCTTCTGCCTGACGAATAAACAAATTGATGTTGTTCACGAAAGTTGTTTCCGTGTTTTCAGTGTAGTCTTTGACTGCCTGTACTAGCTCAGAATAGTTCATTTGAACTTATCCCATCTTGTAGTTGCCACCCTTAGTGGCAGCACCCATTCCACGACACATGCCGCCGCCATCGCGCATCTTCTTCGTTTTTCCGCCATATCCCATCTTGCCAACACCGTCTGCCGCAAAGAAAGGAACCTGTTCACCATTTTTGTTTACCATCTTTAACTTACCGCCTTCTTTCATTGCGATAGGCTTTTTCATGGCATCATACATTTTTCCTGGCATATCTATTCTCCTATGATGTAGATATATTAACACTTCCTACTTGCGCTGTCATGTATTGCGCATCATTCCATACGGGGTTCCATCCAAATAAACCACGGCTCTCAATCTCTGCCCTATCTGGTCTAGGATTCTGTAGTGATTGAGGGTCAAATATTTTTACCCGACCTAAGAAATTTTGAGGTTGATCGGGATCGGCAACATCTCTTCCTACAAGGAATCCTGTTCTAACTCCGTTATTGAATTCTGGAACTAGGTCTCTCAATGGATACCTAAATCCAGTCTTGTCGCAAAATCCAAAAGCGTATTTACCTTTAGCGTAGCTCATGCGCCACCTATCATAAATGTGTCATACGGAACAAACTTAATTGAAGCTGTCTCTGTATCTTCGTCCGCAGCAAGCTGGAATTGAAATTCGTATTCTTGCTTCAAGGCAGCAACTCTGCCAGAAACTTCAGGTCTTTTCATGGCGATATAGTATGCCATTCCTGTAACAAGACACGGAACAAATCTTGGTGGGACAGATGTTACCGAATCACCAACACCAGAAGATAGTCCATCAATGCCTTTGAGCCTATAGTAGGCAATAGTGTAAGTCGCTGTGCTATCTGGCACAGGCCACAATGTTACTTTTGTTTCCGTTGGGAGCCTTTGGACGTAGATTTGGGTCGGCCTACCTTGCGTGTTTTTGTTGGTTTGCTGGGCGTAGGTTGAGACACTGATCCTTTCGAGGGTCGTGTCTGTTTGGTTCGTGCCTGTGCCTGTTCTGATTTGGTGTTCGATGATGTCGATTGTGTCCGAAGGAAGGGTATACGTTGCCGTACCTGCTGTAACAGCGATTGTACCCGCTTCAATAGTGAAGAGATTAAGACCACGGTTCTGCCACTCCAGTGTTAAAAGGTTAAGACTTCTTCGTGCTGTTTTAAGGTCATAGCCAGTACGCATAGTAAGCCCAGCCCGCTCATATGCTTCCTCAAAGAGTTCTGGTAAATCTGGTGTTACTACTGCCATGACGTTATCCTATGTCACTACACTTCTGTGTCGTTTGGTTTTCTCTGCAACTTTTTTAGGTTGAGCCACATACTGCTTACCTGCCTTAGTGCCTTGTCGTTTTGCTCTTGTGGTAGCTGCATACTCACTGCTGCTAAGAGACTTAATAGCCGAAGAAGGTAGATACCGTTCACCAGTAGCATTAGCACCTTGGGTAGACGGTTTGCCACTTTTAGTACGCCATTTCTGCTTTGTCCAAGACTTGAGGCTTTTCTGCGACTTCTTTAAGGCCATTAGTTTTTATATCCACCCCCTGCTGCTTTGTACTGCTTTGCCAACATCTGAGCCTTACGGGCTGACCACTGACCAGGTTTTCCGCCTTTGCCACCAGCTTTAATCTTATTAAACAGACTCTTACGCATCCCTGGCTTTGTATAGTTTCCAGCTTCATTCACACGGCTCTTGGTCTTACCACCTTTGCCCATACGAATAGTCTCAAGGTCTTTAGCATCATCACCAGTAGAAACATAACCACCATGCGCCATCTTGTGATCAGAATTTTTCATAATGCTGCCATCAGGCATACGATGATAACCTGAAGGAACTTTACCGCCAGCAGCCATACCCTTGTATCCGTTGGCATAAGCTGCGCGTTGCTGACGCTCCGCACCTGCACGGGTAGGGTAAACCTTACCTGAGCTTCCGAACTTATAACCACCTTTTACTTTTTTGACTGGCATTCTGTTCCCCGTTAGCTGACTACCCATCTGTGCGCGAGAGATAGTCATGAACCTTTCTTCCACTTAGTTGAGCTAGACTTTGTCTTGCTTGGCGACCACTTAACTTTATCAGCCCAATAAGCTGCAGACATCTTACCTTTGCTGATGTTCTTTGCATGACGAGACTTAAAGGCTTTGCGCTGCCCTACAGTCTGATTTGTCTTCACACCTTGCTGCCCAAATCGAATAGTCTTCACCTTATCGCCCTCTTTAGCCACAACAATGTGTGACTTCTTTGGGTGATTAGGTGTGCGCTTGGGTTTGTTGTATCCACTAACTCCTGCGCGTTCTAACCGACTATCCTTCTTTTTCTTTTCAGCCATTAAAGACTATCCCCATTGCTGATGTAGATAAACTCCATTGACGCGGAGACATTAAAGCTAACCGACCCAGAGGAAGAAAATGCTCTCATCTCTAAGTCTGTTTTTTCTGTGAACCTTAATGGAAAAGTATAAAACTGTTCGTGTGTGGCATCTGTGAGAGTAAATCTTTCTTTTATCTGAAAGACTTCTTCGTATGGTCTAGCTACAAGACTAGCATTCAAAACGGCTTTGGTGTTGGTAGATGTGCCTGTGGACAAAGACATTTTTGTAAGGAACGCTGTATATCCTGCGGGAACCGTCCAAAGGCTCATCAGTGTTTGGTTGTCGCCATCCCCATTTATGGTCAGGTAAATGTTAGCTGGAACTCCAGTGGTCACTGTGCCTGTTCCTGCATAGATTATACCAGCATTTGCACCACCACTACCCGCGCTGCGAACAATGCCACGATTGATCCGTAGGTAAGATTTTGTGGTGTTAACAGCAGTTTGCCCATTCAATGTGACAACTTCGTTTATTTCGTTGTAATCAGCGTCTAGGCCAAAAATCTCTACTGTTCTTGCACCCGTTCCTGCAGCAGTGTCGTCAGCGGAACTGCTTGATAGAGTCATTACTGTTGCTGATGCAGGATAGGCGTACAAACCACCTTGTTCCCAGATGGTTTCTTTTGAGTCTCCGACATCGTTGTTGTAACCAAACTTAAATGTCGTTTTATGGAATGATATTTGCCCACGAGCAACTTGAAGCTCAAACGGCTCGCTAGTTCCAACTCTGGATATAGAACTTACTTCACGAGCCATGAGAACCTCTTAATTATAAAACACCGTCATAGCGGTGATGTTTGTGAATGCAGAAACATAGATGTCGCTGACACGAATGCCATCAGACGGAATGTTTACTGAGTGAGAATCAGACGCAATAAAGTCTAGATCAAGAACTGTAGGGCCGCCATTACCATCAGTAATCGTTAGACGGGGTGTTCCTGAAGCTGTAAGCACCTGTATTTGACGAATACGTGCAGGGCCAACACTCGCTGACCCTGTACCTGTTAAGCGTTTAGATTGTACATCAGAGCGCATACATATCTCCTATTATGCATCAGCGAAAGGAGTAGCGAGTGTGCCTGATCCTAACAATGTGCCAGTAACAAGATATTCTGCAGTTGCAATTGCTGTGACTTCTACAACAGAGCCAGCAATACCACCTGTGGTGGTGCCGTTCATAGAAATGACATCGTTGCTTGCTGCAGGAGCGAAACCCCTAGCTTGAGAAGTGGCGGCGGCGGCAAGAACGAGATTGCCAACAAACTTATCTGTGCCATCTGTTTTTATGTCCAAGTCAGAAGCGGTAGTGCCTACAAAGAATTTGTAGGTTGCGCCAATAGTATCGCTAGTAATTGCTGGAAGAGTTACAGCGCCATCGGCATCATTGATCTCGATAATGCGACCAACGTGATCCGCATATGTAAGAGTTGTTTCTGCTGTGATTGCGACCACTGCGTTTGAGCCTACAGCCGTAAAGCCTCGCTCAGAACGTACTGGCCCTGAGAAAGTAGTTGTACCCATTTTGATCTCCTGTCTTTGGGGTTGTCAGTCATTAGACTGTCAGGGATAAACACAGGATAACACATAACATAAAAAAAGAAAGGGCCGCGTTAGCAGCCCCTTCAAAAGTTCTATTGAACTAATTATGCACCTGGCGAACCATAGATACCTAGTGGGTCAGATACACCGAATGAGTAACGCTCACGCGCTTTATAGCGCACGTTACCTGTATCGAAGTCACCATCCATAGATGTCTGCATTGCAGTACGCACAAAGTGCTTCATGCCGTTTGGAACATCTGTAGTGATGAAGAATGCATCTGCGTCAGTTAGGTAGTGGTTGACACGGAAGCCTTCTGGGATCGAACCATTCGAACGCAATGCGTTGATGTCGTTATCCGCTGTACCTACACGTAGTTCTGTTTGTAGCAAACGAGTTGCAACGAACATAAGCGCAGGCGGAACGATTAGCTTACGTGGGCGAGCTGCAATCAATAGGCCGCGTTCATCAGTGTACGCTGCGATATCAATAACTGCTTGCTCAAGTGAAGTTTCGTTCAAGTCAGCATTTGTTGAAGGTTTGTTTGCGTTTGTTCCGCCTTCCACTGTTGGGTGGTTGGTTGCGAACAAGAACACATTGTCACCTGATTTGAAGGTGTCAAAACCTGTGTTCAACAAGGAAGCCGCTTTAACCTGCTTGGTATACGCCATAGCGCGAGCCAAGGCTTTTGTATAACGAGCAGATAGTGAATCGTACAAGTTGTCTTCCATCGCCTCTTCGGTGACAGAGAATCCCATTGCAACCGTTTCGTGGTTGTAACGAGCTGTGAACGACTCTTGTGCATTGTCGTAAGAAATTGATGCACCTTCTGCTTTTACAGGGGCTGCAGCAAATCCAGACAATTTGACTTCTTCCTCAAAGCTACGCTCTGAGTTTTCAGTTTCATAAATCTCTGCATGTTCATTTTCGTACTTGTCGTACTCAAGTCCAAACAATGCATTGAGACCAGGTAGTAGCTCTTTGAGGAGCTGGGCGCGTGAAATAGCCATTATTTAACTCCTTATAAGCCTACGTTGTTTGTCATCTGATGCGCACCAGGATTGAACTTAACAAGAACATCTGGATATGCGTCAGCAGGATCAGACACATGTGCAACAATGCGGAACGCTGCCGCTGTAGTTACAACTGTCGCATCCAATGCAGAAGTAGAGTTACCTGTTACTGTATCACCAGTAGAGGTAGACTGTGCTGATGCAAAGAATGTGTTTGTGCCAATAATGGTTTGCGCTCCTGCACCATCAAGCTGCGCTTGGAATAGTACGTTTGGATCGTCAACCACATATGCTTTGATCGCAGTATTATTGCTGTTTGTACCAGACGGATAATACTGTGCCTGAACAAGTTGACCTGAAGAGTTTACATACTCACAACCAACGAAGACGCCGATGCCGCCTACGCCTGTTGTGCCTGAAATGCTGTTAGTGGTCAGGTCTGCACCTGTACCAGTAGCCAGCGCGATATACCCATCGGCCCCAATGATAACAACTTGCCCATAGAATAGGTTAGTTGCTTCACCAGCAGGATCGATGAGATACTGGTTTGTTGCACCAGCATATGGCATTCCATCCGCACGGCGGACTGGACGAAGGCCATAAGGAGCTGCTGTAGTAGCCATAGCTCTATTTCCTCACAATCTGAGTTTCAACCAAGCAAGCTCCCTCGAAAGGTTACTTGCCAAACGATGATCGTGTGCTTCGCTCTGGATTCAGAACGGGCATACGAGGGTCTGAGTTACGCAAGTAGGAGTTGTCAACAGCTTGCATCTGGCTTGCGGCCTGATAATTCTGCGCGTCCCTTCTAGCTTGCATATTTTCGGTTGAGTTCTGACATAGCAATAACCCACCGACCTCAATATTGTCTGTAAATCGAGAATCGATATCAGACACAACGTGAAGGTTTGGATGATCCTCTTTCCGAACAGGTGTCCATCCCTCACGAAATTTGGAAGAAACATTCGTATTGTCACTCTGCCCAAGTGTTGATGTGCGAATCCAGCGGTACTCAATGCCCTCTCTGGGTTCGGGGGTAGGTAACATAGAAGGTCTCTGCCACGACACTTTGCGTTTAGACTCTTCACGAGTCTCTGTAGAGCGCGAGGTTCTGTTTGTCATTTGGATGCTTCCTTCATTAATTGCGCCGCATATTGTTCATTTGACAGACCAAGCCGCTTGGCGAGAGAGGCTTGCGTTGAGGTCAGCTTAATCTTGCGAGGTTTTTTGCCACTTCTAGCGGCAGGGGCAACCACGTTACCCGCCTGACGTTGGGGTGCTGATACCCCTATGGACCCATCGTCAAACTTATCTGGAAACACACGGCGAACCGCTGCGTCGATTTCATTGTAGTACCGTTCGCTATCTGGAGCAATACCGTTTGTTACGAGCTTTTGATGAAGCCCATAAGCATAACCAGTCATCTCAGAATCTTTTTCAAACCAGTCGTTTCTCTTTGCCCACTCCAAAGCACGATCACTTGGACGTGGGGGTAGAGGCGTTTGCTGCTGATATTGAGGTTGTTGTTGAGGCTGAGGACGCGCTGCAGGTCTATAGCTATCGTAACGAACCTTTTCGTTTTGAAGTATCGTTAGTTTTTCCTGTGCTTCAAGAAGCGCTTCAGGGTCTCCGCTTTCATAAGCAGCCTTATATGCAGCCTTAGCTTTATCAAGTTCTGCTGAAACTCGACCCTTTGCTTGATCTACAAGAACAGACTCACCCTGCTGTAGCTGCTTTAGAAGTCTTTCATTTTCTTGCTTCACCTGTTGAGCATATCGAAGAGCTTCTTCCTGAAGGCGAGAGGCTTCTTCCTTAGCTCTGCGCTCCTCATGGTACTCAAACTTTAGCTGCTTGATGCGCTTTTGTACGCCTTCACTGTATGACTTTACTTCATCGTCATCAGGCACATTAGGCTCTGCGCCTTCTGCACGTCGAGGCTTATCACGATCCTCTTCAGGAGTATCGTCTACAACTTCAATCTCAAAGTCTGAATCGTCATCATCTTGATCTTGCTGTGCCTTTGCAAGAGCCTCTGCGACTGTTTCATCCTCGAATTCTTGTTCTTCTGCTAGATTACTCATACCCGTGCGTATCCTCTTGGATCATCAACAACAGCCTCAACGGTGTCATCGTTAATAAGTCTAAATTCTTTTCCATGAATCTTGAACCTTGTGCCTGAATAAGATCGGAAAATTACAAAGTCGCCTTCCTTGCAGAAGGGTCCATTTGGAAACTTGTCCTTATCTGCATAGCAATCTGGGCCAAGACTCATAACAAAACCAATAATAGATGCGGTTTCTTCTGCGGACCTAAGTCCGTCAGGCATAAATACCCCACCTTCTGTTTTGTCGCTGACTTCGGGTACGCCAATAAGGATTTTGTACCCTTGTGGCTTTGGTAGCTTAGAGGCTACCTTCTCTTCTGTAATTGTGTTACCTGTATACATTTCTGTCCTTGCAGTGATTTAAGGTTCACAGTCACCTTGCGCGGCAACGCCACGAGGTCTCCCTGTTTCGAAGGATAGCGAAAAAAGTTCTAAGTTTCAATATATCTCTTTTCGATATCGCTAAGGTCTTGCTTTATGAACTGTAAAGCCTCGTTTCTTCCCACCAAACGATTGTACATTGCCATGTCCTCAGCTTGACCAGATGCGAGGAAGCCTTTTATATCTTCCTCGTATTCTTCAATCTTACGATTTAGTAACGTGAAAACGTCATTCATCTCCCTTCGTTAGCTCCTTTGCTATTTCTATCCCCAATTTTGCACCCTCTTTTTGATCTTCTCGCTGTGACTTATCCAAGTCTGTGGCAAGCTTGACCCCCAGACGCGCACCCTCACGTTGATTCTCTGCCGCAATGCGCTCTACTTGAATTTGTGCATTTGAACTTTTTGCCATTGCATCAAGCTGCAACTTCTGAGTGTCCATCTGAATCTTATGCTCAAGCTCTTTTGCTTTAAGCTGCAACTCTTGTTGCTGCATTTGGACCACTGGGTCTTGCTGCTGCTTCTGAATTTGCTGCTGCTGCGCTTCTGCCTGATCTTTCTGAAGTAACTTTTCTGCTGCTTCTTTTGCAAGCCTTGATACCTGCACTTCAATATCCTGTGGCAGAGGCTCGTCTTCATTTGGCATCTCAACACCAAGCATCTTTTCGATCTCGCGGCGATACTGGAACGCAACGTGTTCTGTGATATGTGCTGCCATTGCCTGTTGAATTTGCGCAGCAAACGGAGACTGACCAACAATTTGCATGATCTTCGGGTCTTGTGCCGCTGCCATGTGAACAGCAATATGGGCTTCGTGGTCCTGATACTTGAACGGCTTTACTGGCTCTTGTTTCAGGATCATCATGTTCTCTGTTACTGGGTCTGCTGGCTTGATATCATCTGGTAGCTTGATGATGTCATCAGCATCCTGAATGCCAAGAACTTCTAACATTTGGCGATGCAGTTTACCCATATCGTATAACTGAGGAGCTTGCTGAGAAAGCTGCAGCGCAGCCTGATACTGCATAATTCTTTGAGACATAGTTGCAGCATTAGGATCAGATACAGGTATTACATCAACACGAGAGTCAAAGTCCTGCCTGCGGTTGAAGTCACCGTCCATCTCATAGGCGTATTCTTCTGGCATGTAGTCACGAATAATACGAGCTAATAGACGCAACTCGTTCTTCATGGACGCATGCATACGCGCCTGTACGCCAGACATAACTTTCATGGATCGTTCCATTAGCGCCAGTGTTGTACCCACTGGTGCCTGAGAATTCATATCGCCTACTTGGATATCCGCTACTGATCCAATTCTGCGTCCCTCTTCGACAATGTTTCCAAGTAAAGAGTAGAGTACCGACGATGGCTCTTTGTAAGGGATGAACGTAATCGAATCCCGTATTGCACCGCCTGGAACATCCACGTCCCTGAACTCACCAGGCATAAGCGGACTGTCATCACCTTTAATGCGAAGACCGCGAGCTTTAAGACCAGCAGGTAAATTCGATAGCGTACCAGCGTCAATGAGCTGACGGAGAATCGAGGTAGCCGATTTTGCAAGCCCGCCAATAAGGTGGATAAGTCCCGTTCCATAGAATCCAAGACCTGGGAGATATTTGTAATGAACGAAGTGGAGTCGTTTCTTTTTCTTTGCGTCATCTTCATACCAGTTGCGTCTGATTGCTAAAATCTCACGAGATGTTTTATCGATTGTTATAACGTATGGACGAGCAATATTATCTGGATCATCAAACTCTTCTGGCATGTTCATGGTAACATGCATTTCTAGAATTGTGTGACGGTCATCATCTTCTATGATTGCGCTCTCCCCATCAAGCTCATCATATTTTTCTTGGATATCTGTAAAGTCTGGCTCTGGGTCAGGCAGGTCTACATCACGATAGAACCCCGCAACCTGCAGCTCTAGAATCTCATTAGATGTTTTCTTCATGATGTGCGTGTAGCGCGGGCAAGACGCTAGGTCTGACGCACCATATGAAACAACAAAGTCTTCTGCTGGAACAAACATGGCAACTGGACGATCCTCTAGTGGATCATAGTAAACCTTCTTGAAAGCAGAACCCGCAAGAGGAAGTTTGAACAACATCTGTTCAGTTTCATCACGGTATTCTGTCATTTCTTCCGTGAGTAGGTAGTTCATTTCAGTTTGGATTCGGTCAGCCTGATCAGCTTTCTCTGGTGTCAGCTTGCCCATAATCTTTGTCTTAACTGGACCAGACGCTGGGAATATTTCACCCATAGCTTGAGCTTGGAATCTAACAACTGCTTCAGTTAGAACTGGGTGAAATACTCCTGACGCACCTGCCCAAGGTTGACTACGTTCTTCAATCTTCATGCCCAACAGGTCAAGACCTTTGACGTATGCTCTTGCCCAATCTTGCCGTGATTCGCGGTCTGAGTTAAAATCCCCCACAAGCTCAGATGCCATCGATTGGAGTGTAGCTTCGTCAATAAACTCTGCTAAATTGGCATCGTGGTCTGGACCCATGATATCTTCAGCAATGCCCCCTTCGAAATCAATGATCACTCCGCCGTCTTCAGTCTCAATAGAAACCGCATCTGGGTTTACTATTTCAACTTCAATGTTTGTCGCGTCTGTTTCTTCGATCTCAAGATCAGAAGGTTCCATCTGCTTTTCGATAGCCATGCCTATCTCCGTTTCACATGCGCAGCGGTGCTGCTTCTAGTAATACTCAACTGGTCTACGGTATTTTGGCTCGTCATCCCAGTCATCCATTTCGGCCCTCACCCAACCGCCTTGTCTAAACCTTAGCAGAGCTTGGGTGGTAGAGTCCACTAAGTCATCATGATCCCCTGACGGGAATGATGCACATTCCTCAATCACTTCTTCAGCCCATCTGGTGGGAGGATACCATATTGATCCGCTTGCGAACAGGTCTGTTATTGCATTTACCCTTGCAATCTTATCCTGACCCCTTGATGGAGTAAACTCTGTTACAGGAATACCCATAGATCGAAGCTCAAATATCAAAGGCGCACCAGAAGCTTTTTTCTCCACGATCATCTGGTCTGGCTCAAACTCCATGTATTTATCGTATGCTGCTCGCTTTAGTTCTGGGAACTCTAGTTTTTCTTTGTATGCATCCAAAAGAATTATGTTAGGCGCTCCCTCGTGATAGAAGACACCCCATGTTGTACAGGCACTGTAGTCACTTCTTTGAGTTTTTAGAAACGCTGTATCCCAAGATTGTATAATAGCTTCGCATTCTGGCGGTCTGCTGCCTTCCCATTTTTGCCACCACTCACGTTTGATCAGCGCCCCTTCTTCAGATGTTGGATTCTGCTGGTACTGGGCTGACCATTTGGATACAGGAAGTTCTGCTTTTAGGGCATCAAGTTCTTTCTGAGACCAGAATTCAGGCCAAAGGGGATTGCCAGAGGGTAGGATTGCAGGGAACTCAATCACCTCCCAGTCATCAACACCTGCCCTATCTGTCATTGAGTTTAGGATTTGTCCTGTTAGATCACGCTTAGACCAACGGGTCATAACAACAATGATCGCACCACCAGGCTGCAAACGCTGGCGAGGTCCAGACGTATACCACTCATAGACACGATCATACACTTCAGGGTTGAACTGGCCTTGCTGCGCATCTTGTTCTGAGTGCGGGTCATCGATAATTAGCAGATCGGCACCCTTACCAGTCACCGCACCGCCAACACCAATAGCAAAGTAATCACCACGTTTGTTTGTATTCCAACGCCCCGCAGCTTTTGAGTCAGAAGACAGGGTAATCCCAGGGAATACTTTGGCGAAGTCCTCAGACTGAATCAGGTTTCTAACCTTACGACCAAAGCCAACTGCTAGTTCTGCAGTGTGTGCCGTCTGAATAACTTTCTTCTCAGGGTACTTGCCCAGAAACCAAGCTGGCAGCATATAGGAAGCGAACTCAGACTTGGTGTGTCGGGGTGGCATGTTGATAATTAAACGCTTGAGTTCACCTCGTGCCACACGTTCGAAGGCATCAGCCATATCTTTGTGGTGCCTACCAGAAATAAAACTAGGCCACATGAGGTTCACAAAGCTTATGAAGTCATCCTTGGCGTTCTTTTTGTTCTCAGCGTCCTCTAGCTGCTGGAGCAAGTCTAGCAACTCTGCCTGTTGTTCAAGGGGCAGTTGAGATATCTTATCCTTAATCGCAGAAAGCTTCTGCATGTTTACTCCTCTGATGAGGCGAGCAAGCAAAGGGTGGGGATATGCCTGCCCGCCAAGAGATGGACCAGGGAGGAGTTCCATCTCTAAGCCTATAATATAACCATATTACGCGCGCGTATATAATATATATATATAATATAATACATATCGGTAGACTACCGATATATATATACCGTCTACCGTAACGTCTACCGATATAAGAACGTGCCAGTGAAAGAAAGTTCTATTGAACTAAATTACCTACCTGTGGTATTTTGGCGTTGAGAGGATTTCACATGGAATTTCACATGGATATGTATGTCGATATTGCTATGGGACTTATCATCACAATTGGTGGGTGGTGGTGTAAGTCTCAGCACGAAGAATTAAAACGCATAACCGTTCTCTTGAATCGTACTCGTGAGGAAATAGCCAAAGAGTATGTATCCGTAAACCGCCAGCAATCTGATATGGATCGCGTAATAGATCGACTAGATCGTTTAGAAGGAAAGCTGGATAGACTCATAGAGAGATAGATGGCTATCTTAGAATCTATTGCTGCTGCAAACGCTGCATATTCTGTAATCAAGACGGCACTCTCTAACGGTAGGGAGACAGCAGGTCTTATTGGTGCTGTAGGTAAGTTCCTTGGTGCCGAAGAAGATATAAAAGAAGCAATCAATAAAAAGAAATCAAGTCCATTCACCGCAATAGCTGGCGGTGAACAGGGAGACTGGGAAGAGTTTCAAGCATTAGAGAAGCTAAGGCAGCAACGTAAGGAGCTAGAAAGCTACTGCCGATTGTATGCTCCCTCTGGCACCTGGGATAGGTGGCAACAATGGCAAGCAGAAGCCCGCAAAGAGCGCCAAGCAGCCAAAAAAGCTGCAGAAAAAGCCAGAGAAGAACGCAATGAAGCCATTGCAACTGCTCTTGGCATTCTCATGGCTGTAATATTTCTAGGACTTTCCGTATATTACCTTGGCAAATACTTAGGTAGATGGTGATGTGGGTACTTCTCTGGATACATCTCATGAACGGTAAACTAGAATATTACCAACTAGGCACATATCAAGTTGAAAAAGCCTGCTATGACGAAAGACAGAAAGCCAAAATGCTCGTTAAAGACCAAAACAGCGGACTCTTCTGCGTACAAGTTACTGGAAGTCAAAAGTAACAAGTGGATCGGCACCCTTCAGGACGGCACCATAGCGATAATCTGCAGTAATCCTAAGATAGCTAGACAATATACAGAACAGCTCGCTAAGGTGGCCCTTGGTAGGGTCTTAATGCGGATGAAACTAGAGCCGCCACACCAATAATATAGATAATCATTTGCCTTATGTCAAAGGTGGTAATCCCATCCCAGCTAAAACACGCGATAAATGAGGGCAAGTTAGCGCCACCCCTAAGTCATTGAAAATAAAATCGGAATAGTTCTTAGCCGATATAAAT